TACAGTCTTAGCCCTAGATGAAAGGGTGTGTACCTATATTTTATAGATTATTTAGATTATTTAGATTAACTCTACTATCACATGGCTAAGACCCGCATAAACATTGGGTTCTAGCGTGTCAAGTTTAACCTTACAACAATCTATATGGGCCATACAACTTAGATTGCTTATAGATTATGTGCGATATAGCGTAAAAGTATCGTGCCTGCACCCCCCGGCGTATGGTTTTATATACTATAGATAAAGAATGTAAAGTTTTGGACGTAAAAAAACCCGCCTTTCGACGGGTTGGGTGGTTAGAACATCGCCATTGGTATCCAGAGTAGTGCATAAAGTACTGGTGCTATGGCGATTGCTGCGAGTAAAGCCTTGATTGTTTCCCGCCGTTCCTGTTTCCGCTCATGTTCCATGAAGATGTTGCGGGTTTGGATTGGCTTTTGCATTTCCTGTTGTAGAAATTTGCGGTAATGTTCCATTTAATTCTCCTGTAAGGTTAGGGAGGGAGCCTTTCGGCTCCGCTCCTGTGGTTTACTTCATATGAATCCGAACATTCTCGGGTAGAATTCCATCATCAATTAACTCTTGCTGGAACTGTACAGCGTATCTATCACGCTTGAACCAGCGAAAGTAGATTGAATCATTCTCTATCCACTTGACACAGAACCTATACGACTCTTGTTTACGTACCTTCATTGGATTTCTCCTCATGGTTTAAAAAGAACCCGACTGCTGTCACCAGTCGGGGGTTGGGTTACGAGAACAACTTACGCTTTACGGCTTGTACCTGAGTCGCACCGTCTTGAATTACCAATCCTTCAAGACTATCTGCTTTCAGGTAGACTGCACCGCCTGCCATTGGGGGGACCGAGGTTTTAAACTCGTTACCCTTGATTGGCTGTTTCACAACCTTTGCCGTAATCCCTGAGAGCGTACCGTTCTCGTTGATACGGGTAGCTGTGATTTCAACCGTCACAGTAACGGGGGCAATCGACCGCTTAGCGGTAGGAGCATGTGTGCTCATTTGATTCTCCTAAGTTGTTAATGAACATCAGACTTTCGTCTGAATCGTTTGCATTTGCATACGACAATTTCAGATTGCCAGACTTTACAAAATTGTCAAATACGCCTGTTTTCAGGGCTTGTGGCTTGATGCTTTTTGGTTTTGGTTTTTGTTTTGGCTTGCTTTGTGGCTGGCTGGCAGGGGGGTACATGGATTGCGTTTTTGACCCCCGCCCCTATATAGGTAAACCGCTTAAAGCAAGACCCAAAAAAAGGAACGTGTAAAGTTAGCTCCACGGCGTAACTTCCCTAATCTCCGTATAACTAAACTTGTTGACACCTAAGTAAGTTGCTGTGTTATATTCCGGCTATGGATACCCTACCACTACACCACACTAAATGGTCAGATAGGCTGGCGTTCGACATTGCCCTCACGCTAGAGGGGAGTGGCGAGACTTTGCAGGAAGTCATGACACGCCACAACATCACGGCTAATGAGATTCTTATCTTCAATGGCGACCCCGTGTTCCTTAAGAAAGTGGAGCATTACCGAGAGGAAGTCCGGGAAAAAGGAATTACATTCCGACTGAAGGCCCGCGCCCAAGCGGAAGAACTCCTGACAACTTCTTGGATGTTGATTCACGACCCAGCCGTATCCCCCGCAGTCAAGGCTGACCTAATCAAGTCAACCGTTAAGTGGGGCGGGCTTGAGCCAAAAACTACTGAGGTCGACAACAATGCGAATGGTGGTGTACGCATCACCATTAATTTGGGTGGGCAAGAACATGAAGCCCAAGTGATTGAAGCACAAACAGTCGAGGTTACGGATGCCCCTGCCATCTCACTTAGAGAGTAGGTTTACTACTTCCTATGACGGGTTTCGTTCGGTGGTGTTAAATAGTTCTGTGGAGTATCATAACTTTACAACTATGTTAAAAGACGCGGGTGTGTCCTTTCGGACAAAGATTACAAAGCACAAAAAACGTGGCCGGGAATTTGTGGTCATGCTAGTACAGGAGATTTAATGGCACTGAATATTAACTACACGCCGCCTCCTACCGGGGCAAAATTCATGGAGTCCAACGCTAAGATGCGAGTACTCATGGGGCCGGTAGGTTCGGGTAAGTCAGTAACTTCTTCGTTTGAGATTGTCCGTAGAGCCAGTACCCAAAAGCCAAATGCCCAAGGCGTGCGGCGCACGCGGGCGGCTATTGTCCGTGAAACCGCAAGGCAGTTGCAAGATACAACCATCAAGACGTTCTTGGATTGGTTCCCGCCCGGACAGTGCGGGGAGTACATGCGCACTACCAAGACTTACTTCTTTAAGGTGGGGGATGTTGAGTGCGAGATTATGTTCCGAGCGCTGGACGACGCCGATGACGTAGCTAACTTGAACTCCTTGGAGTTGACCTTCGCATGGTTTAACGAGTGCCGGGATATTCACCCCGACATTATTGATGCGATGTCTAAACGTATTGGGCGTTTTCCGTCGGCTAAAGACGGTGGCCCGACGTGGCATGGGATGTGGGGGGATACCAACCCACCGACTATGGATACGTGGTGGTATTACCAGATGGAGGGGCTTGACCCCAAAGACGGGGTGTCAGCCAACGACAACGGCTGGGATGTGTTCAAGCAACCCTCGGGTAGAAGCCCACAGGCTGAGAACATTGAGAATCTCCCCGACGGATACTACGATACCCAAGGTCGCTCGGAAGAATACATCCGCGTCTATATTGACGGGGACTACGGGTTGTCCTCCGCCGGTATGCCTGTCTACAAATACTTCAGGCCGGACTACCACATGGCTAAACAACGGCTTCGGTTTATATCCAACGGCGTACGCCCCATCGTTATCGGCATGGACTTAGGGCTTACCCCCGCCGCAGTCATTGGGCAGCAAGACCCACGTGGTCGGGCACTGATACTTGGCGAGTGTGTATCGTTTGACATGGGCATCCAGCGTTTTGTACGCACCATGCTCAAGCCGATGATTTACGAAAAATTTGGCGGTGCACCCATCTTAGTGGTCGTAGACCCTGCGGGTGTGCAGCGGGCGCAGACCGACGAGCGCAGTGCAGTAGACATCATCAAAGCCGAGGGGCTAAAGGTTATTCCTGCTAAGACCAACAATGTGTCGGCACGGCTTAATGCCGTGGACGACTACCTGATGAGGCAAGTAGACGGCGACCCAGCCTTCTTAGTTGACCCGACGTGTACGCAGCTAAAGGCTGCCATGATGGGGGGCTACCGCTATAAACCCAAAGGAGATGGGGATATTGACAAGAACAAACATTCACACGTTGCTGAAGCCCTACAGTACTTAATGCTCCATATCGCCAGCGTTGGCGAGGGGCATGGACTAGCCCAACGTAGAGATATAAAGCCTGTTGCAAGTTTGGGTTGGACTTGATATGATGGGTTCGCAGCAGTTGTCACGGGCGTCTCCTTCACGCCATTCATCCCCGGGGTCACGTCCCGGGGATTTTTTTACTTGCACAAAAACTTTGACAGCCTGTATACTTCTTGCTATGTGCATACTACAATATCTAGTAGTTTGATAATCGGGGGCTAGGTATGGCAAAGATTAAAGTCGGCAAAACTTCGCAAGTCTTCTCGGATAATCCCAAGATGGATAACAGTGGCCTTGCTGGTAAGCCAAAGCCAATGAAAATGTATGAGTATAAAATGCCAGCAATGACCATTGAAGACATCATGGAAGTCCAAGAGTACAAGACCAGTAAACGTCCGGATACTGAGGAAGATTAAAACATGGCAGGCTTAACTTTCCTTCGCGTAGTCTCCAACGCTGAACTCGACAAACAAGACGAGGAAGCGACGGCAAAGGCTTTGCAGGAACGCCAGAACCAACCAATGATGTTGGGTTTGTCTGAACACGTTCGTATGTGTTGGGACGTTGCTAAGATTGCTAAGAAGCCTATTGAAGATGAGATGCTGCGTGCATTGCGTCAGCGCAATGGGCAGTACGAACCTGACAAGCTGAGCCAGATTAAGCAACAAGGTGGTTCAGAAATTTACATGATGATTACCGAAGTAAAGTGTCGTGCAGCAGAAAGCTGGTTGCGGGACATCTTACTCGATAGTGGCACGCCCCCTTGGGACATTGTGCCTACGCCGATTCCTGATTTGTCTCCGCTTGACCGCCGAGAAATCCAAGACATCTTTGCCAGCGAAGTGCTGACAATGTTGCAGGAAAATCAGAAAGCTCCTAGTAAAGAGGAGATGGCACAGATTAAAGAGATGGTCTCCCAAGACTATCGCTTCAAAGTTTTGCAAGACGCACAAAACCGTGCTGACAAAATGAAGTTGAAGATTGAAGACCAGTTCGCTCAAGGCGGCTGGGCTGATTCATTCAACGACTTTATTACTGACCTTGTAACTTTCCCTTGTGCATTTATCAAGGGGCCGATTGTGCGTCGCCAACGTACTCTTGGTTGGAAGACTGTTATGGGTAAGACTATTGTCGAGCCAACTGAACGTCTTGCTCCTGAGTTTGAGCGGGTTGACCCGTTCCGTATTTACCCTGAGCCGGGCATTACTCGGATTGAAGAAGGGTATTTGTTTGAACATCACCCACTTTCTCGTTCAGACCTATCAGACCTTATTGGTGTGCCGGGATATGATGAGGATGCAATTCGTCGCATCCTAGATGAAGGCTCTGGCCCATCTTGGATTAACGAAGATGTGGAGCTTGTTAAGAATGAGGAGGAGCGTAAGTTCTACTCCTACATGCGCCCGACTGATGTGTTTGATGCACTTGAGTTCTGGGGTAAGGTCTCCGGCAAAATGCTACGTGAGTGGGGTTTGACCGAAGAAGAAATTCCTGACGAGGCACAAGAGTACGACGCTAACGTCTGGATGATTGGTAACTACGTTATCAAGGCAGTACTGAACTATGACCCACTGGGTCAGAAGCCTTACTGCAAGACTTCGTTTATTAAATGCCCCGGTGCGTTCTGGGGTAAGGGTATTCCTGAAATCATCGAAGACATCCAAAACGTCTGTAATGCGGCGGCTCGTGCGCTTGTTAACAACATGGGTATTGCTTCTGGCCCACAGGTCGAAGTAAACCTAGAGCGTATCCCTCCGAACGAAGACATCACACAGATGTCACCTTGGAAAATTTGGCAAGTGACAAACGACCCGATGGGGTCAAGTGCACCTGCTGTACGTTTCACACAGCCTGAAGATAACGCTAGTACGTTAGTCGCTGTGTATGATAAGTTTGCTCGGTTGGCAGATGACCACTCTGGTATTCCTGCCTACTTGTATGGCAACACCGATGTGCAAGGCGCAGGCCGCACGTCGTCTGGCCTATCTATG